AACCTGCGCCATTGTCTGCAAGTCAGCAAAGCCGAAGTCACGCGCCGCTGGAGCTTGCTGGATGGCCTGTTGCTGTGCCTGATACATCAGAGGGGCTACAGCTTCTGCTACGGCCTTCTGTGCGTACCCTGAGCCGTATCTGCCACTGCTCATTGCGCCCTGCATGGCCTGCTGAATGGTTGGCTGTAAAGCCTGCTGGAATAGCGGGTTAGTGCCTGTCAGGTTCTGCATAACCGCCTGCTGAACGGCTGGTATCATTGGTGAGCCAGCGGCGGCCTGTGAGCGATAGCCAGACAAGGCCATCTGTGTCTCAGGGCTAAAGCCCACGACTGTGCTTTTTGGGTAATACTGAGGACGCGCTGACTGATATAAGTCTTGCGCCTCTTGCATACCATACTGCAAGAATGGCTCTGCAAAAGCGCTTGGCGCTGTTGTTTGCGTAATTGTTCTCTGTGAACCGCCGCCTTTACTCATCTTACAAATCCTTCACCAGTATGGTTGCTGTGGGCTTATAATCTTTTAGCTGGCGTTCCCAGCCCTTCCGCCCGATTATTTCCATTGAATCACAACCAAGCTCTCTAGCCCAATCGCAAACATTCTTCTCCGCCTCTATAAGCTCTTCCATGTCACCGCCTGCTAGCCATATGCGGCAGGTAGCTCTCTGAGGGTAATCAACTATCTCCACCACTATAGCAGATTTTTCCAAAGGAAAAAATGCCGCTTGCTTATTGGTTATAGCCTGCCATACATCTTGTAACGTGTGGCTATGCCCTGCATATACTAGCGCCGCCTGTATATAGTCAGCGCATCTCTCAAATTCATCAGCCGATGATGACATAACCGATGTCTGTGCTGTGTCCATTGTTCTTCTGCCCTATCACAAATGAACCGTTATTTTTTGTCTTTATATAAGGGTCGTGGTCATAATAATTTACGCTATGAGGCTCTAGCAATATAACGCTTTCCTTGCCTGCTCTTGGGTCTGTCACGGTAATATCCCCGCCGCCAGATGCCAGTGTAGCTGTGCCAGTGCAATTTAGCTTGCCATTGATAGCTCCGTTCAATAACTCAGCTATCTCTCTGACAGTAGCTAAAACAGGGTTTAGGATGCGAAAATTAGTCGTTGCCATTATCTGCGCCCTATCTGTGCGGCTTCGACATCAAACCCCTGAGCAAACTCAAAGAACTGGTCGAACTCAAACTTGAACCTGTGATATCTGCCATCTGCTCTAAACTCAGCATAGCCATTACCACCAGCCGGACTAAAGGCCGTGAATGTCGGGGCAGGGTTTCCTATCATGGCGTTGCGCGTTCCGACATAGCAGAAGTTCTCTATCCCCTCATAGTATGGATAGACACGGGTAACAACCGAGTGCATCCCCTTGTGCAAGTTCATTTCGCCAGTAACAATTTCAGGCACTAATGAAGAGCCAGTAAAGGAATATAACTTATCGCCAATCGCCGCACCGAAGAAAAACTCACCGCCTCGCAAGGATGGGCTATCAAGCTGAATAGCTAGCGCGTCCACCGTAGCCGCCAAGCTGTCCAAATCGTCAACTGTGTACCCAGAAGTAAACAATGGCGCAACCAAGTCTGTCGGCGTTCTTGCAAGTGACCAACGGTTCAAGCTGTAGTTATAAATCAGTATTGTGTCCGGCTGACCATTAGCGCTGGCCTGTGACGGGTATGACCAAACAGCAATCTGGTTTAGCGGGTCAACGCTGGCAGATACGCGATTTCTGTGAGCGCTGTTAAAGTCAGCCTCAAAGAACTTGTCTATCTTTTCATTACCAATCGGAGTAGCCTTTTGACCGTCAAACATGTGAAAGCCATTATCAGCCAAGAAAAATGTCAGGTGTCCATAGTTACACACAGACCCAGCCAGTCTACAGCCGCGAACACTCTCCACTTTGTCGAACTGAAACACCAGAGGCAGGCCAGTATAAGTTGCGCGGAAGATAGCTTTTTCGCAAAGAATGGTGGCATATTCACCGCCAACCAATCCAGTAATCTGTCCGGCATCAGGCAAGTCCTGAAAATCAGACTGGTCTGTGCCAGCAGTCCAGCTAGTGTAATTGCTGAAGCCTGACCACTTTACCCGCATAGGCTTTCGGCCTGAGCCTTCGTCTATATTAGCCGTCCATACGAAATCCCGTACCACAGCAAGAAAGTCAGCTTTCGGAGCGTTGGAAACATCTGCCCACGCCGATGATGAGTTTACATCCCAATATTGCAATGTCTCGCCGACACCGCCAGCGGCTATGGCTATGTCTCCAAACTGGACAAACCGCCAGCGCTCTGCGCCAGTTAAAGAATATCCGCCAGCTTTGCTGACATCATCTAAATTGCTTGTTCCTGTGTTGAAGGTGTACAGCTTGCCAGCATCGCCAGCAAATAAAGTTACATCCCCATCATCATCTTTTACAGAAAAAATGCCACGGATTCTATCGTCAGCCGAGTTGCTGATAGCGACAGTGCCTTTCATAGCACGATACCCACCAGCCGCAGGTATTACGTTGGTGGCTGTAATTAAGCCTTGATTCATGTGGTCTGGTTGGTCAGGCATCCATTCGCCGAAAGGTATCATACGTTCACCCATGTTCCAGTGGTAACTGATTGGTCAGTCCAGACCTCAGAGCCTAAAGGCACATCCGTCCATATTTCTGTGCCTATAGGTACTGGTGTCCAATCGTCACCAATCACCTTCATGGCAACAGTTGGCGTCATAGTTATCAACGCTGACATCTGCGCCTTGTACTGCGCTGTAAACGGCGCTGAGGTAGTTACTGCCGCCGTTACGGCAGATGCACCAGCGAATGTAGCGTTGACGCTCAGTGCGCCTGTAATCGCCGCAGGGGCAGTTGCCTCTACCTGCCTAAATATCGTAGGCGTGGCAGTGGCGGTATTCGCAATGTTAACCAGCGCCTCAAACGGCTTGACCTTGGCAAACAAAGCAACAGCCGTATTAACAGCCGTCACAGATGCCGCAATCTCCATAATTTTGCCAGACGCGGATGTAGCGGTAGCCGCAACCGACACAGAAGCCTGCGCTGAGTGCAGGGTGTCAACCGTCAGGGACGCAGATGCAGTTAAAGCCGCACTCACTGAAGAGGCGGCTTCGTGCATTACGAGGTTGTTTAAATCGTCTACAGTGCCATAGGCATTTAGACTATCAACTGTACCCCAAGCATCTAACTGGTCAACCTTTGCCATTGCCTGCCCTATGCGGCTGTAATGTCCATATCGCCAGCGGCAATACGAAGGATGTCACCCGTTGCTACTGCCTTGCTTGCAGTCAGTGCGCCGTGAATAAGCAGATTGCCGCTTGTGCTGGCATCAAATAAACCGAAGTGGCTAACAGTACCCCATGAGCCTGTTGCCGCTGGAAAGTCTACCGCACCGCTATTATCTGCTGTGCCGCTACTTGCCGCATTAAAGGCAATGCTCTGACGGGCGTACCCTGAGCCGGAAAGCTCTGTGCCGGAGTTGTCATCGTTAAATGAACCCGTGGACAGGCCAACGTAAACTGTTGTCGGCATGGTGTAAGCACCAGTGCCTAAAATGTGGTCGAGAATCTCGTTCTCTAAATAGTCACTCATAGCTGACATGATTATCTCTCCGCTTGTGCGTTTGCTTGTGAATAGGCTGATTTAATTTGCAGAGAACCTGTACCGTAATGACTTCTCTGTTCGTCCACCTTTATCTCTTCAAGAATGCGGGTGAATTTCTGGTCATACTGTGCGGCTCTTGCCTCGTCCAAAAGGTAGGCGTAACCTTCCGCCAGCGCACCGTACAGATACAAATCTGGGCTTCTGGTAAACAGTATTGGTGTAGTGGTATTGCTGATGTTTGGCAGTGAGCCAATGTAAACAATTTCCTGAGTATAGGCGGCGTCTGGTATAGGTCGCATTTTCAGTTCCAGTCCGACAATACTGTAACCCTCTGGCATACCCTCTCCGTTTGAGGAATACATACTATCCAAAGCAGACGGGCTATAATATGTAAGCACCCGTGTCGGTGATGCGTTTATCTTTACTTCACGGACTTCGCGGAAATCATTAGGCAATAAGATGTACTCATCGCCAGCAACCAGCGTGGCCTGAGAACGCTTTTCCTGTTCGCGTGTCTCTAGCTCACGGCTCATGCGTGATTCAGCCATTGTGATAAAATCAGGTATTTGGCTGGTTAAGTCAGACCGAGCCATGAAATTGGCAACGGCTGTTTTAAGTTCCGCGTAATTTGCAATACTCATAAGTGACCGCCGCCTGTTCTGAATACTCTGTTTTCGTTATTGTTCAGCCACTGCTTCCAAGCCTTAGGATTATCAGCAGGCTTGCCGAACTTCTGCACAAGCTCATTATACAGCACATTAGG